TCTATGTGTACCCTCTAGGTGTACCCACTTAGGCGTTACCTTAGTTACGATACCGATACTAAAGTTCCAACCCTTATTGGTTCGAACAATTACCTCTTTACCAATTTCTAATTCTGACATTTTCTTTATCCTTTCTTATTCTGCGATAGTTTCGCAGATTATGCAGATGTTTTCTTCCCATTCTGCAAGTAAGTCACCGCAGGTATCGCAGTGGGTAGTAGTGATGAACTCTAGGTCTAAGTAATCAAGTGACATTTTGTGTCCTTTCGTTTTGTTCTTATGTTACTAGTATGGCATAGGGGTCTGACATTTTTGGGACATTTTGGGTGTTTTTTGAAAGATTTTGGTAACGATTTTGTTATAAATGGGCTATTTCTGTGGATAACCTGTGGACAACATGTGGATAACTGCCTATGGGCGCACTATTGCGATTTTACAACACACATTGGAGTGTGTATCATACATATAAAAATTTTATTAACATTTTGGTGAAAATGACTTTTATATAAAAAAATCAAAAAATGCGGAAAGGGAGCAGCAAATAAAGATAAGTGATCCAGAAAAAATCAAAGTTTGGAGGGGGAACATAAAAAGACACACTACAAGTACTATAAGCAGCACATAGAACAATACTTTGAAAAAAGATTCTTTAGTCATCTATATCTCTATCTACTTCATAATTAAAAATAGCATTAAAAAATGTGAACCAGGTCACAATACTAAATGAAAATATGGATAAAAATCCAATAAAAAATTTACTCTTCATCATCTTCAACTAAAAGGGGGTATGGAGAGAAAGTTTTACCTAATACATGCATATCCTTGATAGCAATAGTATCAACACCTAATTTATCTCCAGATACGACTAATAAATCGTAAATTCTACATAATTGAATATACATAGCAGAATTTAATTGCATCATTTGATCAAATTGTTCATCTGTCATGCTGTATTTCTCTCAACATATTCTTGATGACAATCAATGCAGCATACAACTGCTTTCCACATGCCTACAAACTGAAAACTATATGCTTTCAAAATAAAATTGTCTAAATATCGTTTACAAAATGCACATTGTTGAACTTTACTCACCATTGAGTAATCCTAAAGAAAGGGGGAACTGCGCTTGCGCCAAAGAATATACTGCCTTAGCATACTCTTGAATCTCTACTTGACTATCTTTTGCTAATCTCTGTGATAAGAAATGCATAACTCCATGCAGTGAGGTTGTCCACCTATATCTTACATACATACCATATGCAGGTAAAAATAATCTAGCCTGTTCTGGAGCAACATTCATGGACATAGCCAAATTGTATAATTCTTCGCTTTTCTCAATATGATTAATTAAAGCCCCGCTTAATTCTACACCATTTCCATAGTTAATTGGATCCCCGCTTCCCTGCTTAGAGTTTGCTGGCGCACTGCGCCACTCATCTGCAGTAGGTACATAAAATGTAGGTTCTTCCGTGATGTATCTGCGACTGGACTCATTCCATCCATTCTGGTCATCAACGAAGGTAGAAGCCACTGTGTGCTTCCAGTGCTGTCTGGCTACCAGAAGTGGTGCATAAACCTCGTAGGATAGCACTGTGTGGCGGAAAGGACTAGTGTGACCCTCATCCCATAAATACTTAATAAGTTTTTCATCACGGCGACTAATATTATTATTTTCATCAAGGACAGAAGTTTTGTCATATGATACTCGTGCTGCATTAGCAACATCAATATCAGTTCCCATATGGTTTACTAGACCAACATATCCTTTATCAAGGACTTTAAGATAATTCTTAGGTAATTTATTCATTTACAATGCTTTCTTTTACAATACTTTTAATTAGGTCAATTGTAACAATTCCTGGTATTAATCTGAAATCACATTCAAGGCAGTATAAGTAAAGTTCATCATCATCCCCCTGAATATTAGGAATAAGTAATCCATGATCTTTAACTGAATTGCAAGTAAGTCCTAATGCTTCATCATTTTTAGCAAGATCCTGATATGCCCTAAAATAAAAAATGTCATGTACCGTCATTTTTATCACCGCCTGTTTATAGTATTTATTATTATTTATATATATTAATTATATCTTATATTTATATATATACTATATTTCAATTATAACTATCATAAGTCAAGTTATTTAATTTGTCAAATTATATTAAAACCCTTATATGTATGGGTATTTTTCCTGTTTCGAAATCACTTCACTTATAATAAAATATATGATAGAATTTACAAAACAGAAGGATTTATATGAGTGACTTTGCGCTATCATTATCAGGTGCATTTAGACAATTTGAAACAAACTATGGCTATGGCAAGGCATGCGAACAAATATATAGAGCATTTTTAAATAGTGAAATTGAAACAAATATTGCTGATGGTTTAGCACATATTGAAATATGCTTTGACCACGCCCCGTTTAAGTTTTTAAGTAAAGATGCCTATAAGATTGCTTATGTGGCATGGGAATCGACAGAATATCCAACTGAGTGGAATAATTTAGATGAGCCAGACGAATATTGGTCCCCCGCTTCCTGGCTTACTGAACAGTTTGCTAAAGATTTTGGAAAACCTGTATTTACATTCCCTCATGGAGTGGCAAAAGAATTTACTCCAAGGCGAAGGTATCGAAAGATGAAGGAATACAGCCTTGATAGACCCTTTACATTCTTGCATATTGGAGAACCTCATTATAGAAAAAATGGTCAGGTAGTTGTTGATGCATTCGTAGAATTATTTGGAAATGACCCAAGGTTTAGACTTGTTATGAAATCTAACAAGGTAAGTGGAGTAAGAATTTATGATAAAAATACTAAGATGAGTCTAGGTTCGCCCGAATCACTTTATTCAAATATTGTTAGCATTAGCGATATTCTTACTGAAGAACAGTTACTAGGATTATATCATCAGTCCCACTGCTTTGTCTATCCATCAGCAGGAGAGGGATTTGGATTGCAACCCCTTGAAGCACTTGCTACAGGTATGCCAACTATTTGTACATCTAATTGGGCAGAATATGCAGAATTTATTAATGTTCCAATTGAAGGAACACTCTCAGAATCCCCTTGGCAAGATATACATCCAGGAGATACATTTAATGTAACTGTTGATCAAGTTAAGGATGCCATGTTAGACATGGTAGAAAACTATGATCAATATGCTAAAGATGCATTTAAAAATGCTTTTACCATTCATAAAGAATGGAATTGGGACAAGCAAATTCTTAAAGCGGTGGAAAGATTAAAAGAGATTCAAAACTCTAGAATTTAATCAATAGATATGCTACACTAGTAGTCTACATATTTTTTAGAAAGTAGGCACAAATGTGTCTAAGAGGAGTTTAAATGAACAATTATATCGAAAATCCATACGAAAATTTTATTGCTATTTCACGATATGCAAGATGGATCCCAACTGAATCTCGCCGTGAGACATGGGGTGAAACAGTTGATAGATACTTTGATTTCATGGTTGAACATCTCAATAAAGAGCACACATATGTTCCAGATCCCGTTTTAGTTAGCGAACTAAAGAATGAAGTATTTAACCGTAATGTTATGCCATCTATGCGTTCAGTAATGACGGCAGGAGAAGCACTTAATAGAGACAATGTTGCAGGTTATAACTGCTCATTCCTTCCTGTTGATTCCCTCCGTTCATTTGATGAAGCCATGTATATTCTTATGTGCGGTACTGGAGTAGGGTTCTCTGTTGAGCATGTTTATGTTGATAAGATGCCAGTAGTTAATGAACACTTTGAAAAAAGCGATACAGTTATTGTTGTTGGTGATTCAAAGGCAGGTTGGGCTAAGGCACTTCGTGAACTTTTAGCACTTCTATGGCAAGGTCAAATTCCTACATGGGATGTATCGCAGGTTCGACCTGCAGGTGCTCGTCTTAAGACATTTGGTGGTCGTGCATCTGGTCCAGCACCACTTGTATCGCTATTTGAGTTTGCAATTAAAATTGTTACAGGTGCAGCAGGTCGTAAATTGAAGTCAATTGAAGCACATGACATTATGTGTAAGATTGGTGAAGTAGTTGTAGTTGGTGGAGTTCGCCGTAGTGCTATGATTTCTCTATCTGATTTAAATGACCATGATATGGCTCGTGCAAAATCAGGTGCTTGGTGGGAAAATAATTCACAGAGAGCATTATCAAATAACTCTGTATCATATACTGAAAAGCCTAGCATGTCAGATTTCATTACTGAATGGAAGAACCTTTACGATTCACAATCTGGCGAGCGTGGTATTTATAATGTACAGGCTGCTCAAAATCAGGCTGCAAATAATGGTCGTAGAGATCCAAGTATTCGCTATGGAACAAATCCATGCTCAGAAATTATTCTACGCCCGTATCAGTTCTGCAATCTTTCTGAAGTTATTGTTCGTGAAGGGGATACCCCCAAGACCCTTGCTCGCAAGGTAGAACTTGCTACAATTCTTGGAACATGGCAGTCAACGCTTACTAACTTTAAGTACCTCCGTAAGATTTGGCGGGAAAATACTGAAGAAGAACGACTTCTTGGAGTGTCTATTACTGGTCAATTTGGACATTCACTTATGTCAGGAAAAGATGGTCTAGATAAACTTACAGATGTTCTTTCAAATCTAAAGCAAGTTGCTATTGATACAAATAATAAAGAAGCAGACAATATTGGAATTAATAGAGCAGCAGCGATCACTTGTGTTAAGCCATCAGGAACTGTTTCTCAATTAACTGGTGTTTCATCTGGTATGCATCCTTGGCATAATGATTATTACATTCGTACAGTTCGTGGGGACAAGAAAGATCCATTGACTCAATTCCTAATTGATTCTGGAGTACCAGCAGAAGATGATGTAATGAAGCCAAATGACACAACTGTATTCTCTTTCCCAGTTAAGGCTCCAGAAAATTCAGTTCTTAGAAATGACTTAACTGCAATTGAACATCTAGAAACTTGGCTGGTATATCAGAGAGCATGGTGTGAACATAAGCCATCTATTACTGTTTCTGTTCGTGATAATGAATGGATGGCAGTAGGTGCTTGGGTATATGAGCACTTTGACGAGTTATCTGGAATTTCATTCCTTCCATATTCTGATCATACTTACAAGCAAGCCCCATATCAAGATTCTACTAAAGAAGAGTATGATGCGCTTGTAGAATCATTCCCAGATGAAATTCGTTGGGCTGATATTGCTTTCTATGAAACAACTGACGGAACTACTGGAACTCAGGATCTTGCCTGTGCAGCAGGTTATTGTGAAGTTGTAGATATCACAAATTAAATTATATGGAGATCCCACTTTTTAGTGGGGTCTTTGTATTTTCCCTATAAGGTGGTACAATTTAAGTATATTCTATATTGGTGGGTCAAATGAAAACTGTTAACTATGAAATCGTTCAAGGTGATACCTTTATTCTTACAGTCGTATACAAAGATGACTTAGGTGAACCAATCAATCTTTCTGGATATTCCGCTACATTTATTGTAAAGGATGTTCCAGGTGGCAATGTTACTTGTACAACTGCAACTATTGGAAATGGCATTGTTCGTACAGCATCTGAAGGAAAACTTGTAATTACAATATCATCAACTGAAACTAAAAAGTTTACAGTTCCAAAAGCATATTATCAACTTCAAATTGATTCTGGTTCAGAAAAAACCACATTGGGTAACGGCTGGTTTGAGGTTACGAAAGGTTCAATCTAATGGCTGATCCAATTGTAAATGTAACTACTAGAACTTATAACATTGAAGTAACTAAAAAAGAGAATAAAGTAGAGATTTCTGCTCCAGGTCCACAAGGAATAAAAGGTGATACTGGTTTAACAGGTCCCGCAAATACACTTTCTGTCGGCACTGTTACTGGTGGTGCTTCTGCTGCTGCAACAATTACTGGTACCGCCCCAAATCAAACTTTAAATCTTACTTTACCTAAAGGTGACACTGGCTTAACAGGTGCGACAGGCGAAACTGGAGCCAAAGGTGATACTGGTGCACAGGGTATTCAGGGTATACAAGGAATACAAGGTGTAAAAGGTGATACTGGTCCCCAAGGTATTCAGGGAGTTAAAGGCGACACAGGAGCAACTGGAGCAACTGGTCCTCAAGGTATTCAGGGTCTTAAAGGAGATACTGGTGATACTGGTGCAACTGGTCCCCAAGGTGCTTCTGGAGACAGTAGCACACATTATCATTACAAAACTAATACAAATGGAGAAAGCACTGATCCAACTAATAATCAAATGGGGTGGAACAATACAACTCAAACAAGTTCCACTGCTTTAAGGGTTAAACATTTAGATGCTGATGGACAGGATAATAGCATATTCCTTGACCTGATTAATCAAAATGACTTTTTAATTATTCAAGATAAAAATGACGCTGCTAACTATCAAAAATGGGAAGTTTCTGGAACACCTACCTATAATGCAACTTGGGATTTATTTCCTGTTACATTAATTGATTCTGGTGGAACTGGTACTACAAATTTTCCTAATAATCACTCTGTACTTTTTATTATTGTTTCCGTTGGAAATGTAGGTCCACAAGGTCCTGCTGGAGCACAGGGTATTCAGGGTGTCCAAGGAATTCAGGGTGTACAGGGTCCTTCTGGTGTTGTTAGTGTTAATTCACCAATAACAAATTCTGGTACATCTAGTGCAGCAACTATTGGTATTGATCAAACTGCATTAAGTCTTACGGCAAGTCAAGTATCAGGAGTTGCTAAACTTGCTTCGGCTAATGCATTTACTGTTGGCGGTCATACGGTTACAAGTGCAGCAAATGTTGTTCCATTAACAATTAATGGCGGTGCAACGCCATCTGTAGACTATCTTGCAATAGTTGATAGTACTCCAACAACTGGTGGAAATATTTTTAATATTAATAGTGCTGGTAGAGCAAAGTTTACAAAGCGTGTTCAAATCTCTACCTCTGCTGATAACTCATTTGCTGGTATTTTTAATGTACTTGACATTTCTGGTGGTAACACTCCACTAATTTTGACTAAAGGTGCTACCAGTCAAACTGCTGACCATTTACAGTTTACAAATAGTTCATCAGTAATTATTGGTGGAATTACTGGTATTGGTCAACAGTATATTTATTCAGCAAAACCATTATGGGGACAATATGGAAATGTTAATATTACCATTTCTACTCCAACATATTCTTCCGCAAATGGAACTATGACAATTACTACATCTGCTGCACATAATGTTTTAGTGGGACAGAGTGTTACTATTTTAAATGCTACCCCATCAACATATAACGGAACCTTTGTGGCTCAAGCAGGAACAACTGGAACTACATTAGTAATTCCAGCAAGTTCAGATTTAGGACCAATTACTGCTGTAGGTTCTGTAAAAACATCCCCTCAGTTATCTATCTCAACAATAGACGATTTTAATACTGGTTTAGTTATTAAAAGAAGAACTGCTAATCAATCAGCAAATCTACAAGAATGGCAAGATGAAACTGGAACAGTTATTACCGCATTCTCTGGTACTGGAAGATTTTTGGTGAGAAGTGGAAGTACTGATTACAATGCTGCAATGTCAGTCAACTCAGGAAATCCAGGTATTCAAGCAATTATTTTTCAGGGTGCAGGACAACAAGCAACCGATCTTGTTAGACTGAGAAATGAAGGATCAGCAATTACCGCAGGATTTAACTCTGTTGGTCAATTATATACTGGTTCTACTACCCCTCTTTATGGAAGTCATCTTCCTACACTTACTGCAACATCTGTAGATGTTGTTACTACAAATACCGTAAGAATTAACTTTAACGCTGCTCCTTCTGTAACTCAATATGGAATGATTACTGTTGCTGGCATTACTGGAAATGTGACTGGTGCTGGAATTGATGGAACTTATCCAATTCAATCAGTTGGAGCAACATCAATAGTTTATGTATACCCTACTGGTGGCTTAACTGTAGGTACAGGAAAGGCTGTAACCACTCTTGCTAATATTATTGTCACAGTTCCTGCTCAAATGTCTATTACACCTCGTGATGGAACAACAAAAGCATTAGTTATTAGGTCTACTGCATCACAATCAGCCAACCTGCAAGAATGGCAAAACTCGTCTGGAATTATGCAGTCAGCAGTATTATCTAATGGTGATTGGTATGTTGGATCACTTTATAACAATTATACAGGTGTTGGAACTGGTTATGCTGATTATCAAGGTTCGGTTACTTCTCTTTATGTCAGACCAATTAGTGCTACTAGAAATGGTGCAATAATCCGAGGTCAAGCATCTCAAATAGCCGATTTATTGCAACTTCAGTCCTCAACACCAACTATCCTTGGTGGTCTTAACGCTAACGCCCAAATCTATTCGGGATCAACTACACCTATTCTTACGCAAGTTGGTGGTATACCAACTGCAACTATTTATGGCGTTGGTGCTGGTGGTTCACCTACCGCAACTACTTTTCAAATAACTTTGACTTCTGCTCCTAACCTTGCTGTTGGTGATTTAATTACTGTGGCTGGTATAGGCTTTACAGGGTTAACTCCTAATGGAACTTTTGTTGTCAGTGGCGTATCTAACTCTGGAACATTCTATGTTCAATACAACTTAGCATCTACTCCAGGAACAATTTCAACTTTATCAACTGCTACGGTGTCTACACCTGCACAGGCAAGCATTACGGCTAGAAGTGCTGGAACTAAGGGTTTAGTTGTTAGGCCAGCCGCATCATCTCAGGTAAATACTTTTGAGGTGCAAAACTCTGGCGGTTCACCTGTTGTATATGTAAATCAATCAGGTGTTTTACTTGCTGGAACTATTTCACCACAAACAATTACTTCATCAGTAGATGGACTAACTGTCATAAAACTTGATGGGAGTAGAAACGCGCAATTTGGTGGTGGAGCAACTTCCATTGGTGGTGGTAATGGTGTCATTGGTATTACTAACGCAACAACTGTTCCAAGCACAAATCCAACTGGCGGTGGCATTCTCTATGAAGAAGCAGGTGCACTCAAGCATCGTGGTTCAGGTGGATTAGTAACTACTATTGCTGGTGCTACCGCAACTAATGAATCAACGTACGCACCACTTTCAGTAACAACTAATGCACAGACTGGAACTACTTATACATTGGTTCTTGATGATAATGGTAAATATGTAGAAATGAATAATGCATCAGCAAATACTTTAACTGTTCCACCTAATTCAAGTGTTGCTTATCCTGTTGGTAGTCAAATAACAGTCATACAAACTGGTGCTGGAGTGACTACTATTGCTCCCGGCTCTGGCGTTACTATTAACTATTACTCACCAACAAGTGCTGGTACTAGAACACTTAAAGCACAATGGGCTGCAGGAACTTTAATTAAACGTGCTACTGATACTTGGGTATTGATTGGAAATCTAACTTAATGATTCCTATTGGTGTGGTAGCAAGTAGCATTATCTCTGCTAGTGGTGGAGTTCCTAGTGCTGCAGTAATAAATGGATATCAAGCTTACCCCCCTGGAATAGATGGAGAAACTGGTGACCCATATCCAGGACTTCATCAAGTAACTTGGACTATCCCTGCAAATAACGGAAGTGCAATTACGTCATATATACAGGAAACATCATCTAATAATAGTACTTGGTATTTTTATCAGAATATTGGACTTCCACCAAATAGCTACGGAGGTCCAGGAGGTCTACCTGGATTTGATATATATGTTAACGCAGGTGATGCAGCTTACTATATACGCATAAGAGCAGTAAATGCAAATGGTCAAGGTGCGCCAAGTAATTCGTATTACGTCCATTAGTAATAAAAAGAATAATTAACACCTTGATACCAATATGAAAATGTAAGAAATTGGCTAACTAATGGCTTGTAGGACGTGTTATGATTTTACTGACCATCTACCTATTAATAAGGAAAATATAATGGCAATTGACTTTAACACACTCTTGACAGATGAACACAAGCGTGACTTACTACAACAACGCATAGAACAATTTGCTGGCGAAGCGTATCAGCACGAACTTAACCGACAGGTAGCAGAAAAAATCAGCGACTCTGAATCGGTTGCATCGTCAATGGCTGCATTGGTAACGCTTGAAACAGCAATTACGGTTCACCAAGAAGAACTAGATTTACTGGGTTAATAATGAGTCAACTTAAATACTGGATAGTAATACTTTAATAACCCATAACAGCCATGTGTAATGGTATTCTTATTGTTGGACCCTGTGTCCTTACCCCTACTTTTTAGGAGAAATCAGTGGCAAACGCTGAAATTAATTTTGACCCTACCAATAAGTTGCGTACCTCAAGCCCCCAGGCTCTGATTGATACTGACTTTGAGTACGGTACACAGGTCTCCAAGTGGGAAAACCTTGCTATGACCAACAACCGTCCTTTTGCTTACGCGGTTGCTACCTCACTTCCAGCAACAGCTATGACTATTAGTGGACGTACTGTTACGGTTACTTCGGCAACAACGCCAGCCGTTGGTACTCCTATTATTGTTAATGACTCATATTTGTCTATTGCTAATGGCGTATTTGTTATTGAAACTATTAATTCTGGAGTAAGTTTTACTTATACAGCCCGTGCTACAAGTAGTCTTGCTGGTGGCACATCAATCTTTGATTCTAATAAAACCTCTGTTACTCAAGGTACTTATTACTCAGGTAGTGCAGTTAACTCTTCTGCTTTAACTCAAGCCGCTTTTGCCACAGACAACTTAGCAAATGCTTCAAAAATTACAGTTACCTTGTCTAATGCTCATGGTCTTTCTTTAGGTAACGAAATTCAAGTTTACTCGGCTAACGCGGGGGCAATATCTTCAGGCATGATTGGAGCATTCTATGTTGCTCAGGTTATTAGCCCAACTTCGTTTGCTTATTACGCACGTCAAAATGTATCTGCTATTGCCTCGGCTTCTGATTATCAAGTTTATGCTCGTACTCAAGGTCAAGTTCTCCACCGCCCATTTGATGGTGGAGTTATTTTCTCATCTAACGCAGGTTCTAACTATGAAACCCAAATTCGCCAAACCCGCCGCTACTTCCGTTACCAATCTGGTAAAGGTATTCAACTCTCCTCGGGCACTATTTTAAAGCCTAACTTCCAAGTTGAAAAGCTATCATATGCTCAATCAACTGGGCTTATTACTATTACATTTAAAGATGTTCACAACATTCAAACCGTACCACCAGATGCTCAAATTACAATTGCTGGGGCTAATGAAGATGCGTTTAACGGAACTTACTTTGTTACTAATGTACTTAGCTATAATTCCGTTACAATTACCCC